CTAGTTAGACTTGCAGTCACTATGAGATTTTACGGTCGATTGGATAAGTGAATTGTTGTTGTACGAATACTTTGAAAACAATCGAACAGCAAATTCATGCAAATCTTTTGCTACGTGGGCTTGAATGCCAGGACTTGAGACCAATCTCTTGTGTGTGTACAGACAGGTGAGAATCTGCAAAACGCGTTCGTTTGAGATCTTCTTTTGAATCGAGCCACGTCCAAACTCTAAATCAGCTCGCAAAGCTCTAGTTAATTCGTAATTTGCTTGCTTTTCTACAGTTTTTGTTTTTAAGTCGTTAATCACACAATTATTATGAGCAGCTGCATTTCGAAGCTTTTTAGTCGATTTCATCAAGAAGAAGTCATCGACCATTGCTTTATCTATTCTGTATTGCGGGTAATCGTTATTTTCCTCCGAATGGCAGATAAAACGGTTGGCACAAAATCTATAGAATGGAAGAAATGCACCAAATGGGATCATCTCAATAAATACCCAAACAGGAAATTCGCCATTGTATTTTTGATATGCATCGTGACAATAGGGGCTCCCTGTATTTCTGCCGAGTTCGCCCAAAATACGCTTTTTCCCTGATACAGGAAGAGACTGCAGGTAGTCTTGAACGATCGAATATCCGTCCTCGTCCGCATCATTTGTGATTCGCCGCATGAGCTTAACTTTAGCAAAATGTTCTATGTTAAGAGACATTTTCAGCATAAGAGCTCGCAAATACATATCAATAATGGCTAAGTCAACCAAATAAGCGAAGTCTAAATGGACATATTCTCGATTATTAGCATCCTTGTTGAAATTCTTTCGATATGAGCTTAATTTGAAGAAATTATTATTATCCCGTAAATAAATCAGGGCTTGCCGCTTGCTCATCAACGCAAAAGAAACGCCCTTCTGTTCTAGGTGCTGCACCTGTTCGGGATAACTTAATTTAGGCTTACGTGCCATTGGTGGAACCCTCCTTATCTCAATCTACACCATACTCGACCATTTTCGTTACCCCGCGAAAATGGTCTTTTTATTGCTTGATCACTGAATACTTCGCCACTGCCAGTCCGATGATCTGGATCGAATCGCAGTTGTCAGAGTTAAAGATCATCGGCGGATATTGCGGATTCATGGACACGAGGGTGCAGCCGTCTGGATTTTTGTAGAAGCGCTTCAGGGTGGCGTCGTCGTCGATACGGACGGCGGCGATCTGTCCGTCATCCACGATGGGCTGGCTGCGGATGAATACCACGTCACCATCATGGATGTCGGCACCTATCATACTGTCCCCGCTTACCACAAGCCCGAAGTCTGCGTGTACGCCAGTATCGCAGGGCAGAAAGGCTTCTATATGCTCATCAGCGAGTATTGGCTTTCCGGCGGCGATCTGCCCGATAATGGGGACCATGCGTCTTTCAATGGGGACAATGTTTTTGAGTTTGAAAATATCTGTATTGGTATCGCTCTTGCCTAATAAGTAATCCATATCAACATTAAAGAAATCAGCTAACTTTTCTAGTGTCTCGTAATCAGGACGCCGTTTCCCTGATTCATACATACCAATAGCACTTCGACTTATACCAACTAATTTAGCAAATTCATCTTGAGTTACTTTCTTTGACTGGCGGAGAGATTTTAACCGTTCGTGAAAATTCATGATAAACCTCCTTATCAAAACACAGCATCTGCCAATAATATATCACGAAACGTGATAAGCGTCTAGAAAAAAATCACGGAACGTGTTGACACATATCGTGACGAGTGGTATAGTATTCATGTAGTCACGATACGTGACAAATGAATGGAGGTGATAGAATGCCAGATGCAGCAGCGATTGGGTCTACTCTGCGAGAATTACGCGGTAATCTTCCCCGCCTTACAGTAGCGAGTGCCTGTGGAATCAGTGTTTCCGCACTGACGATGTATGAAACTGGGCAACGTGTGCCAAGGGATGAAATCAAGGTGAAGCTCGCGAGATTTTATGGAAAAGCAGTAGAAACGATTTTTTTTAAGCAAGATAGTCACGAAATGTGACAAACATTAAAAGGAGGATCAACCATGACAGACGAAGAATGGAGCGAGAGAATCGCCAAAGAGAAGAAAGCCCGCGCAGATGCGGTCGCCCTTCTTTGCCGGGCGCTGCAGGCGGCGGGTGTGCCGCTCCTTTCGCTGGAAATCATTGAAGACGGCAGCGACTGCACGGTCTAGGCAATGTTTAAATATGGAGCTCGCCATTGGGCAGTTCGCTATGCGGACATCAGCATGGACGCCCCGCAGACGGCACTTTGGGACATCCTGCGACAGATCCCAGAGCTTAGGTAACCATTAGGAGGAACACATCATGGGAAAAGAAAAAAAGTGGATGACCGCGAAAGAATACGCCGAGACCCACGGTCTCCCAGTCAGTACCATTCGCAGGTACTGCAGGGCAGGAGAAATCCCCTGTCTTAGGATTGGCCAGCGGTTCATGTTCAACCCCACAGACATGGATGCCTTCCTTGAGTGGAAGGCACGCGAGGGGCTGAAAGATAGACCTGGGACCTTCCTAGAAGCCGTGAAAAAGGCGAAGGAAGGGACAAGGATTTCTGTCTGGCGAGCCAGACAGAATGAGGAGAAGGCCATGGAGACGACCTAAAGGAGGAACGAAATGAGAGAAAAAGCAATGAGAGAAGTGATCCTCGCACAATTGGGCGCGCTTCGCGCTGATGCAGGCGTCGAGCTGGTCGCCTGCAAAGACACCTGCGTCAGCGACTACCTGACGGGGAAGGCTGACGCCCTCGCCGTTGCCATGCAGATGGTGGAGTCGAAGGCACTGATCGAAAGTATGTCACATTTCTTGCGCCACGAGGAAACCCGCAATATGAATATGGCGGAAAGCGCCCGTTTGTGTTCGAAGGACACGATGGCACGGCTCCGTGAGGGGGCAGCCGCCGGATACATGGCGGCATCCAGAGTGGTCACAGGAGTCAGGGAGGCGAATAAATATGAGTAGTGCAGAAGCAGTAGAGGTCGTCCATCAGATGATGGAGGCCCGCGAGCAAGAAGAAGCGAGAACCGCGGCTCTCGCTTCTCAAGTAGCCACAAAGAAATACGATCCTAGCGCCGCACGCAATAGGTTTTGGAAGGAAGTGGCGATCTATCCGCTGACGCTGGTGTGCGCCGCGGTATACACCCTGCTAATGGCGGTGGCGCAGTGACAACGCTGAACGATATCTTGGTACTCATTCCCATGGAAGACCAGTGGATCTACGTCTTCGATACAGAGGGGAACGAATACTATGAAGGATTCAAAGGGAATCTGGAGCTCAGCGAAGAAAGAAAATCTGAAAGAAGAGGGGGAAAAATGAGTAAGATCTGTCCCGAGTGCGGGAAATCATTTGTCGGCAGTACAAGCCAGAAGTATTGCTCATACAGGTGCTGCAAAAAGCACAACAGGAAAGCGGAAGAAAATAAGCATCCTGATCCGCCAAAAGGCATGGCGATTATTCGCGCCTTTCCCTGTAAAGAGTGTGGGCATGAAGTCCTTGTCTGGGAAAGAACAGACAAGAGGACCGTCTTCTGCTGCAGCCTCTGCGAGAAGAAATACTGGAAGCACAACACCTCAAAGAGTAACAAGCATAGAAAAGGCGAAATCGGCATGTCCGGCGGCATGAGCTTAGGGAGCCTCATCCGAAGAGAAAAGAGGGACCTATTGTGACAAGGACGGTCGAAGTACCGACCGTTCGTGGATGGAGGGATCAACTAAATGAAAGCAGAAGTCACACTGGAGCAGGCGCTCGAGCTCCTCATGGAGGATCAGCCTGTCCACGTGTTCAATGAGGATGGGGATGATTATTTCTTCGGGTACAAGAGCGCTATCAACGAAGAAGAACCCGTCCCGCCTCTGGTCGTCACCGGGATCTTCGCGAACACCGAGGATCTGAAAGATGGCAATGGCGAGATGCAGGTCATCGAGCTGCAGGTGAAGGAGTAAAGAAAAAGAGCCTTGGCAGCGGCTACTGCTAAGGCTCGGGCAGGAAAGGTTGAACGACATTCCTGCCTCTATTATAGCAGAAATGGAGGAATCATGGCAGAGCTTGAAAATCACATGGTGCTTGGTATTGGGTACTTCGATGAAGAAGCCGCCCGCCGCCGCCTTGAACGGGAAGAATACGAGATGGAGCACGCGGATGACGCATGGGATGACTGGTTGGGAGGCGAGCCGATTGAAAACGAAACCGAGGCGGATGTATCCGCATCAGTGCCGGATCTGCGGTAAGACTTACTACAACTCTCACAATAGCAAGAGTCAGGGCACCTGCTGTAAGCGATGCAGAATGATCCAAGAAAACATCAGCCGCAGGCTGAAGCGGTACCCTCTGAGAGACGCAGCGGCGCTGGTGAAGCATCTGCAGATGATGTTTAGCACCATCGAGCAACAGATGGGTGACAAGCAGCAGATGATCGACATGATGTCTTCTTTCGAATGGGACATGATGATCGGTCTCTGCGAGAGAGATTGGCCGTTCATTGAGGGCTGCTCAGAGGAAGAGCTGGATACGCTCGCAGAGCTGGTGGATGTGGCGGAGGATCTGCTGGATCTTCCGGCACAGATGCCACCCACCAAAATGCCGAGTGATGTTTATTGGGAAGTTATCAATGTGGTGGATTCATATCGTAAAAATAGGAGGAGAAATGGCGACGTTGTATGAAATCGACGAAAGGCTGGCAAATATCTTCGTCACTCCCGATGGCACTGCCGTAGACGGCAGCACCGGGGAAGTACTGGATACAAAAGCACTGGATGATCTCGAGATGGAGAAATGGTCCAAGGTGGATAACATCTGCCGGTATATCAAGAATCTCCAGTCGGATATCGAGCAGTACAAAGAAGAAGTAGACAAGCTGACGGCGAGAGCCGTGTCAGCACAGAAGAAGCTGGAGAGCCTTAAAGCCTATCTGGCCATGCATCTGGAAGCGGGCAAGAAGGCGGATGTGCCTAGTGCCCAGATCCGCTGGAGAAAGTCCGTGACGGTATCCATCCCGGATGAGAATATGATCCCCATGTGCTTCATGAAGCAGGTCATCACGACCAAGCCGGACAAGCTGGCTATCAAAGAGCTTTTGAAAGCAGGGAAGGCCGTCCCCGGCGCTTCTTTGGAAGAAAAACAGAATCTGTCTATTAAGTGATAGCCCTCCGGCGATTCACTTTTAGAAATACATCATAGGAGGTATATATGCTTACAATCAACAAGGGTATCCAGCAGAGTGCCGTCAAGGTCGTGGTATACGGCGTGGAAGGCATCGGGAAGACGACTTTCGCCAGTCATTTTCCCGCACCGCTTTTCCTCGACCTGGACCGAGGCAGCCGCCGGATGGATGTCGATCGCATCGATTCCATCCAGGACTGGCCCGCTCTCATGGGTACGCTGGACCAGATCCAGCGCGACCCGTCGCTTCCCTACTCGACGATCGTCATCGATACGGCGGATATGGCGGCAAAACTGGCGAGTGCCTACATCTGCAAGGCAAACGGCAGCAAGAAGAGCATCGAAGAATTCGGCTATGGCAAGGGCTATGTGATCCTCGCTGAAGAATTCTCAAAGCTCTTGGTCAATGCGGAGGTGCTGGTGAATATGGGCTTCAATGTCGTATTCCTGGCACACGCGATGCAGCGGACGGTCACCCGCCCGGATGATACCGGGAGCTATGACCACTGGGAGATGAAGCTCCCCGGGAGCAAGAACAATTCGCTGGGGGCTCTTCTCAAAGAGTGGGCGGATCTCTTGCTCTTCGCGGACTACAAAGTCATCATCCGGCAGGGAGCAGACGGCAAAGGGAAGGCGGCAGGCGGCCAGCGGAGAATGCGCGCGACGCACACACCGTTCGCGGACGCGAAAAACCGCTTCGGCCTTGCGGATATTCTGGACTTCGACTTCAAGGAAATCCAGTCTATCATCCCCGCCCGTCCTGTCACGCCGCCGAAAACCACCATGGAAAAGGCGTATCAGGCGAAGAAGAAGGTGCAGAAGGGAATCACCCCTAAAACGGCCGCGGAGCCCGCAGAAACGAAGCCAGCCCCACCCACGAATGTGTATGACGAGCTCGCGCGTCTGATGGCGCTCGGGGTATCGGAGGCAGACCCTTCGCCGATCACGGAAGGGGAGCTGCTGAGAGCCATCCGCGAAGGCTACCCTGATACCCCGCAGGCAAGAGCGGAAAATATGTACAAAATCCCAGCGGATTTTGTATCTGCACTCGTCAAGGACGCCGATCACACGGATTCTATGTGGGTAAGCTTTAAATACTATGTACTGAACAACATCCGCACTCCGTTTTAGTCTATAACCACGATTTCTGTTTGTAATCATTATTTTGAGAGACTTTTTCTCAATTTCCACACATTAAGTTACGAATTTTACATTTTAGGAGGAAAATACTATGCCGAATTTTGGACAGTTTGGAAATGCTACGCCGGATACCGAGGAGGGAAAGGCAACAGTGGTTACCGGGTTTACCTTCTCGGACGATGATTTCAAGGATAAGGGAGGTCTCTTCGATCTTATCCCGAAAGGCCGTTACCACTTCGTGGTCTATGACTGCCAGACCGGCTTCACGAGGAATGATAACACACTGATGAAAACCATCCTGATGGACATCCATCACGAAGACGGAACAAAGACGCGCCTTACAGATTACTTGGTCTACAAGAGCAATCAGAAGTGGAAATTTGCCTGCTTCTTCGATGCCCTCGGTCTTGGTGATGCACTCAAGGAGAACGGCATCGGCGGAGCAGATGACCCGCTCTGGACGACCGCCGTAGGGCAGGAAGGGGACTTCGAGGTCGATCATAAAACGTCTGAGTGGAATGGCAAGCAGACCACGCGCAATGTCATCAAGAAGTACTACAAGCCCGAACGGTAAACGGCTATGAGCAAAATCGATCTAGCGCCGCTCTTGGCCTTCATCGACCCAGACTACAGCTATGAACGATGGATCCAAGTGGGCATGGCTCTCCAGAAGGAGGGCTATCCCCTGTCTGTCTGGGAAACGTGGAGCCGCAGGGGCGGGAAGTTCCATGAAGGGGAATGCGTCAAGAAGTGGCAGTCTTTCCATGAAGACCGCGAGCAGCCAGTCACCGGTGCCGTCATCACACAGTGGGCGAAGGAGGGCGGGTGGAAGCCATCCGGACGTCATGAAGGGCCGGTTCGCACCGTGACGGGGTTCACCTTCACGGATTCCGATTTCCTGATCGACCCATCGACGGTCGAGCCGGAAGATTTCCATGAGCCAAGCGATGAGGAATGGGATCCGAAAGGGGACCTCCTCTCCTATCTGCAGGCGCTCTTCAAGCCGGATGAGTATGTCGGGCTGGCGGTGAATTCCTTCCTGGCTAAGGACGGGAAATGGAAGCCTGTCGATAATGGCCAGTGTAAGCGGACGTGCGGAGAGATCATCGAGGCGCTGCAGCATTCTCAGCAGATATCCAGCGCTATCGGCAGCCTGCAGAATGAGGCGGCAGGGGCATGGATCCGTATCAATCCGCTGGACGGAGAAGGGGCTAAGAATGCGAATGTGACAGATTTCCGCTATGCGCTGGTGGAGTCGGACACGCTGCCTCTCGGCCAGCAGCTGGCGCTCATCCGCCAGATGCAGCTGCCATGCGCCGCCATCGTATACTCCGGCGGGAAGTCGGTGCATGCCATCGTCCATGTCGATGCCGCGACACAGAAGGAATACTATGAGCGCGTCGCCCATATGTATGACATCTGCAACAAAAACGGCTTCAAGGTCGATACGCAGAACAAGAACCCGTCCCGTCTGTCCCGCATGCCGGGCGTCACGCGGAACGGCAAGAAGCAGTTCCTGATCGGCGTCAATCAAGGGCAGAAGGACTATCTGACATGGCTCGCATGGACGGAGGAGCAGCAGGATGATCTGCCGCCTTTCCTGCCGCTCAATACGGTCATCGATGACCCGCCGCCTCTGAATCCGGTCTTGATCGACGGCATCCTCCGTCTGGGGCACAAGGCTATACTGACCGGACCATCAAAAGCAGGGAAGTCTTTCTGGCTGATGCAGCTGGCACTTGCCATTGCGTCCGGCGGTGAGTTTCTGGGATGGAGATGCCGACAGGGGAAAGTCCTCTATATCAATCTGGAAATCGACGAGAAGTCTTTCATCGACCGACTGGAGCACATCTATCGGGCAAAGGACATGCCGATGCATCCCAGCTCCAGCAATCTCATCGTGTGGGATCTCAGGGGCAAGGCGCTCCCGATGGACAAGTTGGCAAAGATCATCGTCCGGCGGTGCAAGGACATGCACCTCGCAGCAATCATCGTCGACCCTATTTACAAGGTCATCACGGGTGACGAAAATGCCGCCAGCGATATGGCGTACTTTGGCAATCAGTTCGACTACATCTGCCGCGAGCTGGGATGCTCTGTCATCTATTGCCACCATCACTCTAAGGGCGCGCAGGGCGCCAAGCGAGCGACCGACCGCGGCAGCGGCTCGGGCGTCTTCTCCCGCGATGCAGACGCCATCATCGACCTGACGGCGATCGAGCTGAAAGAGGAGGAAAAGGATCAGTATGGGTGCGATGTCGCTTACTGCTGTACCTGCATCCTTCGCGAATTCAAGACGCCGAAGCCGAAAGCCATCCTCTTCCAGTATCCGCTCCACACGCTCGCCCCTGATATCGATCCGAAGCGCACTGAGGGCAGCATCGAAGGGAACCGCGTCAAGGGGAATATCACGCAGACGCAGAACAAAAATGATCGCTATGAAGAATTCATCCGAACGCTGGAACATCATTTAGCGAACGGGGATGTAGTGAATCAGAACAATCTGGCAGATGAGATGCAGATTTCTTCGTCAACAATTCGTCGTTACTTGAAGCAGGCGAATGAACCTGTGCAGGTATATGAAGTAACGGCCGGACGAAGCGGACGAATCCGAAGGCTCGATGAACGAACCTAAACCCTACCATAAACCCTACCAACTCTATATAAGAAATATATGTAATGGTAGGGTTTAATCTCACGCGGTGAATGGGGGTGTAAGGGTGGGTGTTCCTTAACATACACACCCACCCCTTCCACCCCTTCACTCACCGTAAAAAGAGTTTTCGGGATTTAGACATATCTTTTTATGATAGCAAACCAGCTGATTTTGTAAGCAGTCAGAAAAAGTCAGAAAAATACAGATCTGTATTTTAGGAGGGAGGTAAGTCATGCGAAGCCATCTTGTGAAAGGCGCTGACCGCATCGAGCTGACGATCCGGAGCTATACGGACCGGACGGGGCGGACGCCGAAGAAAAAAGTATTGCTGCAGATGCATCGCTACACCGAGAAGGATGATAAATGGACGAATAAAGACTTCCTGTGCAAGAGCGAGGCAGAGGCTTTGATGAAAATGAGAGAAGTCAATCAGTATTGGATAGAGTTTCACGGTTATACAGTGGAGGAATTATGATTATTATTCAGGCGGAAGACGGGGCTATCATCACGAACCCGAAAGAAATCTATATCGACAAGGATCTGGATGGGCATCTGCATATCTACGCGGACTTGTCCCGCACGGATCGAGTGAAAGCTGTAAAGCTGACTGTATTTGATTATTCAAAGGAAGACTTGGGGCAGATGCTTGAAAAGCTGTACGGAAATATGGATAGGTGGCTTTTCACGAACCAATCCCGCCATTACCTCATCCGCATGGTTGAGATACTGGATATGACAAAGCAGGATCGCATGGAGGCGGCTCATGACTGAGTGGGAAGTCCTGCTCTTCGTCTGCATCGTCGGGATGGCGCTGCTGGCGACGATTGCTTTCCTTTTCGGGAAGATCGGGGACCTTTGGCTGGCCGTCGCTGATCTGCAGGATGACCAGCAGGGAGTGGTGCACGACCTGATGGTCTTAAAGACAGAGGTGGATGCTATGGCAGCGCGGGAAGCGAAAAGGCTGAAGAAAGAAGGGAGGATCTCATGAGCAGTACGGTGTGGTTCTTCGTTGGTGTGTTTACGGGCTCGCTGGTGGCAACTGCAGCCATCCTTCTTACCTTCGAATGGTTACTCAGGAGGAAGCGATGAGTATGGTCTATTTCTTCGTGCCGGGTAAGGTGCAGGGGAAAGCGAGACCGCGGTTCTCTTCGAAAAGCGGGACTGTCTACACGCCGGGCAGAACAAAGTCGTATGAACGGCAGATCGCGGAGGCTTATACAGCACAGCACGGGCCCTGCTTTGAGGGGGCTGTGATGGTCATGATCGAGGCAGTCTTTCCGATCCCGAAGTCATGGACGCGGGCAAAGAAAGCGGAGGCGATGGCGGGGAAACTTCCGCCGGGAAAGCCGGACATTGACAACATCTTGAAGGTCGTACTCGACGGGTTGAACGGCATCGCCTATGAGGACGATAAGCAAGTAACTATGACTCAGTGCAAAAAAGTTTATGCAGACACGACCCGTCCCGCGGGGCTGCAGGTGCACGTCTTCCAGATGGATAATGCAAACAGATTATTGATAAGGAGGGGCTAAGCATGATCGACACAACCGGATCCCTGCTCAGCAGGCAAGTGCGCAGGAAAATCGAGCGTCAAAAAAATAAAAACGCTACGCTTACGGTCAAGCCGGAGTATCTAAAAGACTTGTGCGCGCAGGCAGTCCAACAGGAAGCAGCGAAATTAGCGACACATGCCAAAAATGAAGCGGTATCAAGGCTATTTGAAGAACTGATCGCGATCCCGGTCATGGTCATTCATGATCACTTCGGCGAGCTCATGAAGAAAGACGGACGGGAAGAGCGGTTTGCAGAGATGTGCCTCGAACTTTACGACACAGTAGAGAAAGGGTTTGTAACGCCGGCGGAGCTGAGACAGTGCTTATTCGAGGAAGCCGGCGTGCGGTTTAAGCATCCCGGCGGCTCACTAACATCAGGAAGAAAAGAGGCGACCAAAGTATGATCCTCTATTTCCGCAAGGGAGCCAGAGTGACCGAGCTCCTGTTGGCGAAGGATACCCTGAGGCCTGGCATGCTTACAAATGGTTACCTTTTCATGGTGATTGAGAGCGACGCCCGTGGACATATCGGGATCATGCCCAGCGAGCGGGAGCATTTCGATCTGGAATGGATGGCAAGCGCTGCCTTCTGGACGCGCGCGCGGCAGCTTTCTGACCGCGGGTGGGAGGCAGACGGCTATCCGGGAGCGGTCATCCTCTTGAAGTACTACGAGGCAAGCGACACGGCAGAGAAGAAGAAACGCGCGCTCGAGCGAAAACGGAAGAAAAGGCAGTCTCTTTGTGGGAAGATATACAAGCCAAGGCTTTGCGCTGTGTGTGGTCACCTGTTTCAGCCGAACACCGCAAAGCAGAAGTACTGCAGCATAGGCTGTCAGAAGCGGTATTGGCAGGAGGCGCACCGGCGTGAGAAGAAAGGGAAGGAAACATGAAGGCTGGGAATATGACGGAAGAAGAGGTGCGTGATTTCTTCGAGAAGCTGCGCAGCCAGCGGCAGGAGCTCTATGATCTGATACAGGAAAGGGAACATGTGGCAAATGACATCGCCGCCGTAAAGGCGGTGCAGTACGATAAACCGAAAATCACTGTCACGGTGAACTCTGACTTGTCTCAAATACTGGAGCGGATCATCGAACGATGCGACAAGCTGGACAAGCGCCTACTGGAATGCATGGACATCCTCACCAGCATGAGAAAGAAAGCGTATGAATTGCTTGCACTGTGTCGTGATACGAAGGCGAAAACGATACTTTATGATAGATATCTGGCTGGCATGTCATGGCGAGAGATCGAAGAGAAACGTGGATTCACAAGGCAGTGGCTGAATCGCATGCGAGACCGCGCTATCCGTATGATTTCCCAAAATACCTCTTGACTGTTTACACGAGTTTACATCGAGTGATGATATAATAGTAAAAGGGAAATCGCACAGGGGAGAAATTCCCGACAAGTCGATCTGTGCTATCGTTTCCATGCTTGGCCTCCTTCATATTTAGGGTATGCCGTAAAAGAGCGTCTCATAAGAGGCGCTCTTTTTCACGGTAGCCTGTAGTATAATGAAGTGGGATATCCGTTTCGAAATAGGAGGCTAACTATGAATAGCTGGGCAGAAAAGAAATGCTTGACGGCGCTGATGAAACTGAAGGGCGCAAAGGAAGGCGAATGGTTCTCGCTGAACGGACATGAGTATGTGGTCCGCGCTGGCGAGCTCTATACTCGAACCCCCGAGCCTGTGCCTATGTGTATCGGGATGATGCTTGAAGATGATACCGCAATCAATCAATACACATTTACCCCACAAAAGGGAGATTTCTATCACTACTTAGTTCTCAATGGGGATGCGGGGCAGATAGAAGCCAGACATGCGATTTATCAGGGAAACAAAATGGACGAGCAGAATGCCCGAATGCATAATTGCTTCAAGACTATGCTTGATGCCGTAAAATATAAAGCGTTGATACGACGCGCATTAGAAAAATAAGAAAGCTGTCCGAGAAATCGGATGGCTTTTTCATTGGAAAGTCGGGGGTATGTTTGAAAATTTTGGCCTGCCTTGCGTCGTATCGGCGGGGAGTTTTCTTTTTTTCTCATCATTGGTATAAAATTAAGGTAAAATGGCAAACATTAAGAGAAATAGGGCGATTAAGGCGCTAAATGACTACATTTGGACGTTGAATCATAAATGTAATTCTGTCACACAAATTAACCGGGAGCTGATCCTTCAATATTGCCGTTTTATGGTGATGTCCGAAGAAATCAGCCAAGAGATAGCAGCTGCGCAGGATGATGTCAAAATCACCGCATTGAAAAATAAAATTATCCTATACAAGGAATATAACAAAATTGCGCTGAATCTGTACAAGGTACTGCGGTTCAGTGAAATCAAGGATGAGCTGGCGGATTATGGTAACCCATATACCCGTATTCTGAATGAGGCGGAGAAAGATGGCGACTTTTAAGCGGTGTAGTAACTGTCACCAGTTATTCACTGGGAAAGAATGCCCAGTATGCAGTGTCAAAATGGCTGCGGCTTACCAGAAGAGGCGTCTGTGTATGAATGAGAGTACAAGACGCTATCATTCCCGCGTTTGGCAGAGGTGCCGCAAGGCTGTGATACTGAAATATTCAGGCTATGACGTGTGGCTTTTAGGTATCGGTATCTGGGAGAAGTGTGATCCGGCATACGTTCATCATATTGCTGAAAGAGACGCCGCTCCGGATCGATTTTTTGATGAGGACAATTTGATCCCGGTAGGACATGCCAGTCACGAAGAGATCCATGTCTGGTATAACAACGGGCGCCGCAATGAAGCGCTCGTCCGTATTCAGAAGGGAAAAGAGGTGTACGAAGAAAGGTTTGGCCATGAATATAGAAGACGCAGTGAAACATCTGCACATCCCCCATGAACTGAATGAATTTATTGGGGATTACTATAAGGCTCTAGTCAAAAGGGCGGATATAGACCTCTTGGGCGAATCTGAATTCCGTTGCTTCGCCCGTTTTTTGGAAATGTACGCCAGTAGCAGGTATCAGTTCGCCGACAAAGCTATGCGGCGCTTATTCCAGTTCTTGCATATGCTGATTTATATTGATGAAGATGGAAAGCCCCGGCATTTAGAGCTATATCCGGTGCAAAAATTCATCATGTGTGGCATATTCGGGTTGAGGACACCTGATGGTGGTTACGTGGTCAATACGGCGAACCTGTACATGGCGCGGCGTAATGGTAAATCTTTCCTCTTATCCGGTGTGCTTCATTACCTGATGGGGATGAGTAAATTCCGGAATGAATTGATTGTACTAGCGTCGTGCAAAGGGCAGAACGCGACCATCTGCTTCAATGAGTTCACGAAGTTTATTGAAAACGACCCGTATCTTGCCGAGACGTTCAGCAATGTCAATAAGACGGCCTGCTGGGCGAAAAATAAGAACACTGGCAACCGGCTCGACATGTTCCGTACCGGCGGAGGTGCAAAGAATTCCCTCGACGGCTATACCAACAAAGTAGCGGTCATTGATGAAGAGATGCTTTGTGATGAAATTATCCCGAAGACCATCCAAGATGGGCAGGCACATTTTAAGGACTCCCTGCTGGTGACCATGTCGACGGCGCAGTTTTCCGTGGGAAGTGACAACCACAAGAAATGGCTGACGCTTCGGAAAATGCTCTACGAGGATGCGCTGCCTGACAACGTGTTTCTATTTCTAGCGGAACCGAATCAGGAGGAGCTGCAGGCGAAAGAATTCGGGCAGATTACCACATGGGGAAAGGCGAACCCGGTATTGTTGTTTGAGGCAGACGGGTTTACGGTAAAGAAGCATATTAAAGAAAAGTATGCGCAAAAGGCGCGTGCGGCATGCACGGAAAAAGGGTTCGCCCTCCAGTCCTTCGTGACGAAACAATGTAATGCCTGGTACTCTGCCGAGGACCGGAGCCTGTGTTCCTATGATCAGTTAAAAGATTGCGGCGTGGACTACGGCATGGAAGATGTAATAGCTAAGGGCTATATAGATTGGTACTTGGGTGTCGACTTATCTCAGACGCTTGACCTCTCCAGCGTTGTTCTTCTTTGCTTCGTTGGCGAAAGCAAGACGGGCAAGCTGCTGAAGAAAAACAGTCCGGCGGCGCGGCATCGGTTATTCATGCATGTCATGTCGTGGATGCCAGAGAATAAACTGCAGGCGCATATAGAGAAAGACAAGTTCAGTTACACCGATTATGTCGGGACTGAGCTTTTTTTATGCAACGGGGCAGGCGGCGACAATATCGATACTCCGCAAATCTTCGAGCAGCTGGATACTCTGCGGGAAAAGAATGGGCTTCACTTCGTGACCATTGCGTCGGATCCGTATAACGTGGCGGGGATTCAGGATCGGCTGGAGTCTGTGTGTGATACCTTCATACTGCAGAATCAAAGTCCAAAGGCGCTTAGCCAATATATCGAAGCCTTCGGGCAATATCTGAAAGATGGGGTGCTCGCTTACCATCGCGGGCATGAAGACATATTCGAGAAAGCGGTGACCAATTCTCTTCTCGTTAGGAACCCATCCGGGTTCTATTCCGTGGAAAAAGTCAGCCTTCGGGCTGACAGCAATATCCGTATCGACCCCGTAGATGCTGCGATCACAGGATTCATCGCTCCGTATATTGATTTCAATAGCGACCTGCCTACGGGCGATGAGATGGTCGATGAATGGATGAGAGAGGTGGGAGGTACGAATGATTAGTGTAGACCAGGTAAAAAACTACCTGCGTATCCCTTACGAAGAAGATGACGGATATATCGAGAGTGCCATTAGTCAGGGCTATTCCTATATCCGTGATGCGGTGGATGACTTTGATGAAATCTATGCCAAAGATTCCGTGTTTTCCGATAAATGCGATATGTGGGTACTGACCCAGTGGATGCCGAGTGCGTATGATCGGCGCGAGGGTATGTTTACCGGCGTGGTAACGATGGACTACACGGCACGAGCGATGCTGACGCAGCTTCAAATGTACAGAAAAGAGGAATGATGATGGACTTATTTATTACTGGTACAATTGACCATCTTTCGACCCTTCGGAAGCGAATTGAAAACGCCACAGAGGACGTGGTGCTGCATATTGATTCTCCGGGAGGCGATGCTTTCGAGGGACTGGAAACAGCGCACTGCATCGCAAACGCGAAGTGTAAGGTGACGGGGCGTGTCGGATTTCTGGCGGCATCCGCGGCGGCTATCATTGCTCTTGCGTGTGATGCGGTCGAAATTGACAAGAACAGCTTGCTCATGCTGCACAACTGCTGGACGATTTCTATCGGATCTAAAACTCAGCTTCGTAGCGATGCGGATGTCATGGAGGCTATCGATAAAGTGATGCATAATATCATCGACGAACATTGTGACAATGGGGATATATTTGACGCGATCGAAAAAGGGGATGTGTATCTGACCGGGGAGGAAGCCGCTGCCACCTTTGACCATGTCTCTCTGGTTCCCACAAAGAGAAAAGACGGCATGGCAGCGGAGGCTCCGCTGGTGAACCTTGTGCAAGAAAACCGCGAATTGAGGAAGCAGGTAGAAGACCTGCGGAGCAAGAACGTGTATACCGTGTCTGAAAACTTGCAATCGTTGATGGAGCAGGCGAAAGGAGTGTAGTATCATGTTCGACCGAATCAAGGCGTATTTTAACGGCTTCGCCGCGAACAGGAAACGGGACGGCCCAAGTGCGAGCGTGATTCCCATCGGACGCGGTCGTCGTGTAACAGTAGATGCGAACGGCGATGCCGTGTATTCGACCTGCATAGAGACACTTGCCCGGCAGATCGCACAAACTCGATGGGGATTGTACGGTAAAGACCATCAGGAAATCACCCGACTGATGGCGGGATTCGAAGAAGTCTTGAACCTGCAGCCGTATCCCGGTATCAATGCCTATTCCTTCTGGGAGTACATGGAGAAGCAGCGGCTCGGGTGCGGGAACGCCTTCGCTTATATTTGCTGCGACGCTCTCGGCGCGCTGACGGCGCTGGTGCCATTGGATGCGGCGCGAGTTCGCATGTATTGGGATGATGCAAACATCCTTGATGGAGCAAGGCGCATTGTTTACGAATACACGGATCCAGTGACCAGCAGGACTTACACGATTCTGCCCGAAGAGATGCTGCATATGAAAGCCTACTCGGCTAACGGCCTTGTGGGACGAAGCGCCCTAGAAGTGATCCGCAGTACACTAGATGGAAATGCCGAAGTCGAAAGCGCGCTGCGAACCAGCGTGGAAAATGGATTTAGCGGGACCATCGTGCTCTCATATACTTCCGATCTTTCCGTATCCAAACAGAAGGTACTGCAGAAACAGGTGAAAGAGCTGTTGTCGAATACAGATAGCACGATCCTGCCTCTGCCCGCCGGAATGAGCGCTTCGAACATCTCAAATAATATCAAGGATTATTTCGATACGCTGAAGACCATCAACACGCAAGAAATCAGTAGTTTCTTTGGCATCCCGCTTTTCATGCTGAACGTGGTAGGCGGGGCAGGGACTGCAACGTTTTCTACTACGCAGATGACGTCTTTTTATAATAATACGATTGCGCCGATCGTAAACCAGTATGCGCTGGAGCTGACTATCAAGCTTCTGACGCGTCGCCAGAGGCAGAAAGGCTTCCGGTTCGATATCTGCAATAACGTATTTGATTTTTTAGATGCGGGTGCAAAGGCTAGCGTTCTCTGCGCTTATACGGGCGCGGGTATCTTGACACCAAATGAAGCCCGCATTTCTTTGAGCTATCCTGAAAGTGACGATCCGGCGGCGGACAAATTGAGCCAGCGCGGCGGGACTGGGCTTCTCGGGGACAGTGCAACAAACGAGGGAGGAGAAGGAAAGACTAATGATTCTTGAAGCTGATGAAAAAATGAAGATTGGTGGGAAAGAGTACAATGTACGATTTACCGTCAAAAGTATTTTCAATCTGGAAAAGGAACTGGGCGAAAGCCTGCTGGTCACCTTAGGCAGGCTTCAGAACGGTGTGACGATCCCGCTGCATACCGTATACTCCCTGCTTCGATGGGGGATCGCGGGCGGCGGGACGGTGCTTTCCGACGATGAACTTGATAATATTTTTACCCAGCTCATGGCGGAAGGAAAGTTCACGTCGGCGTCTGTGACACTGTTTAAGGCTATTGCTAAATCGGGAGCTATCGGCGACCCAAAAAAGATCATGGCAGTCAGAAAGAAGACATAAGTCCGTCCTTTACGTCATTCACCGATTTTTTAAAAACTTTAGAGCCTATCGCGCTTGGGGAGCTTCACCTGCGGCCGGAGCAGTTTGCGGGATATACCATGGCCGAGCTTGAGGCCCTGATCAATGGCTATATCCGCCGCTACCAGCACCTCGAAGACCTGTTTATTATCAACTGCGCGCTGCCTGCTTACCGGGCGGCCTACGGCAATAAGGCACCGAGCTATAAACAACTCACTGCTCATAGAAATATGACGCAACGCGCGAAGCCGCCCGACCATTTGGATGAAGAGACCGAGGCGTACTGGCTCGCTATTTTAGATGGAGGAACATCGAATGTTAAAAAGTCTTGAAATGAAAAAAGAAATTAAGGCCCTGAGAGAAGAGATCCAGGCACTGATCGATCAGGAAAAGCCCGTGCCGGTTGAAATGCAGAATAAGCTGCAGGGCGCACTGTCTGATTATGAAAAGCAGCTCGAAGCAGAAGCGGCCGCGAAGAATTCCAAAAACAAAGGAGAAAACAACATGGACAAGAAATCTTTTAATGCAGCACTGAAATCTTACCTTCTCGGTATTAGGAATGAAGATACCGCGAAATTTTTCAATACAGCTACTGGTCAGAACGGGGCCGTAGACGCAGACGGCGGCGTGCTGATCCCGTCTGAACTCCTCGATCTGAAGGAAAATAACGGTATCAATAACGACCTTCGTTCCCTGACCACTGCTATCTCTGTGGGTACCCGTTCCGGCTCCGTTCCGATCATCGACTATTCTCAGAATGTAACATTGACCGATTTCGACGAAAACAACGCGATCGCAGAGACGAAGGCCGTATTCACCTCCACCAAGTTCAACCTGGCATCTAAGGGCGCTATCATTCCTGTGTCTCGCGAACTGTTGATGGACGCAAAGACCGATGTCATGGCGGTGATCGGAAAACTGTTTAATCGCGTCTATGTGAAGGCTGTTAATAAAGAAATCCTTTCCGCCGCAAAGGCAGCTGTTGACGCCACCGCTAAAACTGTTACCGCGGTAGCGTCCAAAGAAGGACTGGATGCGATTAAGGCTGCAGTTATTTCCCTGCCGCTGGATGCGGGAGCTAATGCGACCATCGTCATGAATCAGAAGACCTTCGCTGCTATGGCTGTAGTCTCTGATAAAGAAGACCGCTACCTGCTCACCAGAGACGCGAACGGCAGCACCATCCGCCAGCTCGAAGGTCGTCCGGTCATCGTTGTGGAAAATGACGAACTGGGTGACAACACGGTATTGGTTGGCGATTTCCGCGCGATGTACCATATCGCTTACCCGGAACTGGAAGTGGCGGCAGATGAATCTGCAGGCTTCCGTAACAACTCCGTACTTGTCCGTGCTATTTGCAGATTCACCGACATCAACACCTATACCGCCGCCTTTACTGTCATCAAACAGGGCGCTTGAAGTGTTCAAGAGAAATCCGGGCCGGTTCACACATAAAGTCACGCTCTTGAAGCCTATGGCCCCGGAGCGAGATGAGCTTGGCGGGGTAAAGAGTGGCAGCTTCGCAGCGGTGGCCACTCTTTTTGCTATGTGTGAGCAGAAGGATCAGAGCAGGCAGGTATTCGTTGGCGATTACGTGACGGCGGATACCCGGTATTTCGTGCTGCGAGATATCCGCGGGATCTACCCCGTAGACGTATCGTGGCGGCTGACATACCGGGGTTATACCTGGATCATCAATGATGTCAGACTGCTTGATGAATCGCGTCCATATTATTTACAGCTGACGGCGACGGCCGTGAACGGGAGCGGGGAGGCATTATGAATTACAAGGCCCCTTTTTATGCGGTGAATCTGTCTTTATATAAAGCACTTTCCGGCAAGAAGGACATGGAATGGTTCGACGCTTCCGTTCCTGTTTTTGAAATCGAAGATTATTTCCGCCATCAGGCTGAATTCGACTACGGAATCATTGGGGCGGCGAAAGCAGATTGCCGCCCCAATGATGATGTCGTGTTGTGGGCTGTATCTACGGATATGGAAGTCTATAGTAACTATAAGGGGCGGAAGCGTATCGCTGAAAGGCTGGAGACACTGCTGAATTTCCTGAGCAGTCAGGAAGGGTGGGATACCCTGCAGGATATACTGCATGCCAATGGTTTCCACCTATGGCGCGTGACGGTCGATAACATGCGAATCAACCTGCCTGTGTATTCGGAAAAGGGCATCTGGCAGAGCGGCGCGGCGAGCGTTGTCCTAGAGATTGCCCAGTTAGAGAAATGAGGTAAACCATGGCTATTACTATTGCTAAAGAAAATTATCCGTCATTTGCTAGCGGCGTCGGTGTATCCGGCAAGCGTCAGGTACTTTACGTCAACTACGGCGAAGGCGCGACGAAAGATAACCCGGTGTGGACACTCCTCGGGGGACTTGAAACCAATACCCTTTCTATTTCTGCGGATACTTCCACAGTTCAGACCAAAGAAAGCGGGTACTGGTCCGACGGTACAGTGACCAATAAGTCTTATGAGCTTTCTGCGGACGTCATCATGAAACGTGATAACGCAGCGCAGCAGGCGATCGAGGAATTCCTGCTTGACGATGCGATCACTGCCGAAAAAGGCGCGCTCAATATTGCAGTCGTCGACTTGGATACCAAGGAATATCTGTCCCTGGTAGTTGTCCCTAAGTCTTGGGAAATCACCGCTGATGGCAAGGATATGATCAAGAAAAAACTGTCTGCGACCGGCGTCGGCGAACCGAAGAAGATGACTGGATTCGTAGCGGCTGCGGGCTAGGAAGGGGAATAAGAAATGACGCTGGATGAACTGAAAGATGAGGTGCAGGAATATACAGATCGCGGATTCCATCAGGATGTCGTCAACGCGTCCTATGAGGCCCGGAAGGCGGTTCGTCTATTCATTGCACATACTCATCCCCGAACGGCATTTGGCGGCAAGGCGCTGACCGACGGGATGTTTATCCGGGGGCGTTTCGAGGTGCAGGCGTCCGGCATTGGCGTCCGTGTGTACGCCAACTACTTTGCGCGCTGGTATAACACCGGCGCCCTCGGGCGCGTCATTCTTTACGGGAAGCGAAAAGGGCAAAAGGGTCCGACGTATCCCGCCAGAGGCAATTATTTTGAATCGAACCGAACCGCGATAGAAGAATACTACGCGGCCGAAATTGATAAATATTTGAAAGACAAGGTGAACCTGTAGGAGGTGAGTACATGGCAGAAGCCAAGGTCGATATATCCGTAGCGGTGGAAGACGCCGGGCTGAAACGGCTGAATTCATCGCTCGCCAGCGGCCAACAGAATGCGAAAACGCTGAGAGCTGAACTGAAGAATCTGGAACGAGAGACGCAGAATGGCACGAAAGCTACCGAAGAACAGCGGGCTGCACTGCAAGACCTGCAGCAGCAGCTCAATATTCAGACCGAAGCGAACAAACGCTATTCGAAGGCGATCAAGGAAGCCTACAATAGCGCATTGAAACAGGCGGAAGGGGCGAATGGTTCCAGCACCTCACTCAAGGCTCTGGCCGGAAGCATGCTCGATGGGGTTAATGCTTCGTCCGTTATGAATACGGCAATCGGCATGCTGACTTCTAATCTGGTATCGATGGCGGCTGACCTTGCTGGTAACGTCGTTACCGCACTCGCCGACTTTGTGGCGTCCGTCTTTGAAGCCGGTGCGGCGGCGCAGTCTACTGTGGCACAGTTCGCGGCAATGAAGTACAACGTCGATGACGCCGTCACCTCTTACAGAATCTTTAATGATCTCACACGTGACCTCACGTATGACCCCGCGGTGCTGAACCAGATGATGGTCCAGCTCATTGATTTGGGGTATTCGGCAAAGAACGCTGCAGATCTGATCCGTCAGTGCGCCGATACGGCGGCTGGTTTAGGGCAGGGTGCCAGCGGCGCGCAGCAGCTTGTCGATGCCATTTCCCGTATTCAGGCAACCGGCGAACTGACGAACCGCCAGCTCGTTGCCTTAAAAACGGCAGGAATCAATCTGGACGAGGCGTTTTCCTCTCTCGGGCTGAGTGGGAACGACGCCATGCAGGCCGTAGAGGAGGGCACGCTGGAAGCCAGTGATGCTGTTGCGGCGCTGTCCGATTACATGCATGAATTCGATGGCTCCATGGAAACGTCGAAGCAGAACATCGATGACGCATGGGAAGACGTCACCGGGAACCTGAGTGCCTGCTGCGAAGAAATCGGGCTGTCGATCTTGAATGCATTCGACCAGTCCGAAATCGTGCAGAAGTTGATTGAATTCACGCAGGATCTGCTGGATATGATACGAAGCGACGGTGTCAGTATTTTTTCTGACTTCGGGGACATCGCGTCTTATGCATTAAGTCTAGTCGGCGACGGCATGCAGATCATTATTAACGTAATCAAGGTCGTTATCATGATGGCGCATGAGATGTATGCGGCCTTTCGAAGCCTTGGGGTAAGAATCGCCAATGCACTATCTCCGATCCTGCAGCCGTTGGGGGAAATCTTTAGCATCCTATCTAAGATCCTCGGATCTCTTGGCCAACAGATTTCTGCTGGTATTGATGTGGGCTGGCACAATGAATTTCCCGGTGCACCGGATACTGGTTCGGAGGCGAATAATTTCCGCCCGACACAGCGTGCATCCGGTGGCGGCAGCATGGGTGGGGCTCGCTCCGGCGGTGGAGGCGGTGGAGGTCGTTCCGGCGGCGGCGCGTCCGTTTCTCGAGAAGAAAGGGAAGAAGAACGGCAGATTGACGCGCTGATTAAGAAGTATGCCGACGCAGACAAACAGAAGCAGGCCTTGGCTAAGGCCTCTATCGAATTGGCTAAGGCCAATGCAGCTATGCTTATTGGCGAAAATAAGAAGGCGGAAGAAAATCGGATTTCTCTTCAGGGGCTGAAAGACGCGCACGACAAGCTTTTGACCGGTTGGGACAACGAGCTGGAAGTTGCGGGAAAGATCGCCGACGCGGAAATCCGTGACAAGGTGATCCGCTCCATCAATGAGCAGATCGATGCAGAGAATAAGCTGTATGAGGCCAAGGTCAAATCACAGGAATTCCAGTACATGTACGATCAGAACAAAGAAGCGACCAAGACGTTACTGGATAACATTCTGGGCACGGATGACGAAGTGGCAGCGCGTATCAAGGAAATCAAAAAGACTTTGAACGAAAGCCTGAATGATGTAGACGTGGCCATGGCGAATCCGGATGAAGAGGAAGCGCTGAACGGAATGGACAAGCTGCTGCAGATGGCTCCCGAAGACCTGGAGGAAGAATTGGCCGCCAAAGGAGAGACCCTGCAGGCCTTCGCCGAGCAGTACAAAGAGACTTTGGCGGAAACGTCTGAAGCCGAAATTCAGCAGCTTTCTATCGGCGAGCAGTGGTCCAATAAAATGAAGTCTTATGCGGAAACTGTAGGAAAATCTATGGGGTCTGCCATGGCTGACTTCATCATGGGCGCGAAGACAGCGAAAGAGGCGCTGGGCGATTTTGTCCGGGGAATCATCCAGAATGCCGTCTCTATCCTGACGGAATGGCTGGCTGTATTCGCGATTTACTCTGCATTTCCTATGTGGGCCAGTGGGATGACGCCTGCAGATGCGGCGAATAAAACAGTATTTGGCGTTTCGAAGAAGAAGGCGACCGGCGGCTTGATTACCGGCCCCGGAACCGGGACGTCGGATTCTATCCCAGCGATGCTTTCCAACGGGGAATATGTCATCAACGCAGCTGCGGTGCAGCGCTTAGGCACGGCCTATCTGGATACCCTCAATAGTCCCCACTACGCAGAAGGCGGGCAGGTGGGAACACCGGCCATGGGCGTAGCTGGAAGCGGTGGCAGCGTGACGCTGAATGTATCGGCCATGGACGCATCGTCTTTTATGGATTTCCTTCGAGGCGGCGGCATGGACTCCATCAAGCAGATGCTTTTCGATGGGACACGAGATTTTACGACGGACGCGGGGGTGTGGTAAATGTCGAATCTTTTATTCCCTTTGAATACTCGACGCGTGAAGTGGTCTTCGCAGGTCGAGGATAGTTGGGACGTGGCGGAACAGACAACTGCCAGCGGGAAGCGGCGCGCTATCACTTCGCAGACGCTGCCGGGCTGGCAGTTTACCATCGATTTCCCTGCCATGACGGCAGAAGAGAAGGATACGCTCTTCGCCTTCCGCGCGCGTGTGAAGGGGACGCTTATTCCATTCTTCTACAAGGATGCGGAAAACTACCATTGCGAGAAAGTGCGGCTAGCAAGGAACGGCGATGGATCCTACCAGCTGACGGCAAACATGCATGGCCAGCAGGAGCCGACGTATTATGCGGATAAGCTGACGGTATGGGTAGACGGGGCGGAGCGTACGGCGCAGGAATACACCATCGATCGCGGGGCGATTGTATTCAATCATCCGCCGAACACGGGGGCTGTTGTCACAGCGACTTACGATTATTGGTGGAAAGTGGTATTCGCTAAAAAGAGTATCACGGTGAAGCAGAAATTCGTGAATTTATTTGAGTGCTCTATCGCATTGAAGGTGGTCCGATGAAAAGCGTAACAGAAGAGCTGGCTAAGTATCTCAATACGCAGAAGGAAATGGTATCGTGTGATTTGTATGTTCTCACGCTTTTTAGCGGGACTGCATATTATTTCACCGATGCCGACCATGATGTGACCTACGGCGGGCATGAGTACCTGCATAATGCGATCATGCTGAAGAGAGAGCAGACAAAGCTGAACAATGTAGTGTCTGTCGATTCCATGACGGTATCCATATACGCGACTGTCGAAGACAAGCTGGGCGATAAACCAATCTTCCTCGCGGCGCATGACGGAGCATTCGACCGTGCGACGCTTGCCATGAGCCGCTGCTTCTTCGACCTTGACGGGGAGGTGATGGGCGTCGTGGGACTATTTTCCGGGCTGACGGAGGTCAAGTCCTGCGGCGGTCTAGCTATGAAGCTCACGGTAAAGAGTAAAGTACAGGGCATGTCACAAGAATTTCCGCGGCGCAGGTTCTACCCGCAAGGTACGTATGCCAATAGCGGCGGCACTGTATCATCCAGCAATGAAGAAGATTCTGCGTCCGTCATTGCGCCGTTTGTCCCATTGAAAGAGGTGTTACTGTGAATCCTATCGTAAAAGAGGCCTATACATGGCTTGGGACGCCGCACGTGAACCAGGCGAAGGTCAAAGGCAAGGGCATTGATTGCGGCATGCTGCTCATCGCCTGCCTCGAAGGAGCGGGATACATCAAGCGTGGGGCCATCAAGATCCCCCCGTATTCCAATGAGTGGCATCTGCACCACGGCGAGGAATGGTTCCTCAAAGTGGTAGAAAGATATTGCGCGGAAGTTCCCGTGGATGAGATGCAGCCAGGGGACTTTTTGCTATACAAGTTTGGCCGCTGCGTGTCGCATGGCGCGGTATATGTGGGGGACGGACGTGTCATTCATGCCATGGTAGAGCGTGGCGTCATCCTGTCAGACATCAATGACGTTATGTTTTTAACGGCCAAAGGGAAATCGCGGCTGCATGGTGTGTATCGGTTTATTAGGAGGTAGTCATTCATGGGCTTATTTGGTGGCCACAATACGACCATACGGGAAAATAAGATTTCCAGCTTCACTGTCTCCACGGCCGAATATGGGTCAACCGTTCCGGAAATCCTTAGTACGACGCGCATCTCTCCGAATGTCATCTATTACGATGACTTCACCGCGCATGAGCACAGAAACAGCCAGAAGAGCGGTAAGGGCGGTCGGTCAAGGACGACGACCATCACTTACACCTATACCGTGGCGGTGATCCTCGCATTGTGCGAAGGACAGATTTCCAGCATCGGCAAAATGTGGAAGGACAAGAGCCTATACCAGTATCCCAACGGAGACATTGGGCTCACGCTTTTCGATGGGAAAGAAGATCAGAAGCCCTGGGCGTACACGGCAGGGAAGCATCCTGACAAGGCGCTCGCTTATAGCGGGCTGGCTTACATGGCCGGTGTTATTGACCTCGGGGATAACGGCTCCATGCCGTCCTACAATTTCGAGGTGAAAGGCAAGCTGCTGGAAACGGGGGACGGAATAGACGTGAACCCCGCCGACTATATCCTCTATGTGCTGAACAAAATCGGCCTTGGCGGGATAGAAATCGACGGGATAGAGAACTACAGGCAGTACTGCAAGGAAGCGGACATGCTGATTTCTACGCCGTCCGATAAACTGGACGCGAAGGCAGCCCGAGAGATCATCAATGACATCGCCAACATCACCAATGCTTATATCTTCTGGTCAAATAACCGGCTTAAGATTGTACCGCGCGCTGACCGCCCCGTTGGGAAATGGAAACCGGACAAGACGATTCGGTACAACCTGACGCCGGATGATTTCATCCCACAGACCGGCGGTGTGTGTATTTCCTATAGCCGCAAAGATTCATCGGAGATTTATAACCGCATATCTGTGGAATTTCTGAACCGCGCGAATTCCTATGAGAAGGAAATCGTCAATTACCAAGACAATGATGACATCAAGGAATTTGGGGTGCGGCAGGCGTCCACGACGCAGGCACATTACCTGTATACCAAGACCCGCGCCGTCAGGCTGGCGGAGGAATTGTGCCGTAAAAACAAATACGAACGAGTGAAATATACCTTCAAGCTCGATTGGGCCTTTTGCAGATTAGAGCCCGGTGACCTTGTCATGCTGAATGACCCGCTCATGGGGATAGAGAACCAACCGGCTATGATCGACAGTGCGACGGAAGGCACGGACGGAATCATCACCTTCACTGCGATTTCGAGAGCAAAGGGAGTTTATAGTGGGGCGGAGTACAACGTTCATGATAACGAACGCCCACTCATTGATTTCAACCCGGATCCCGGTGTCTGTGAGCCGCCCATGATATTTCAGCCGCCAGCACTCATGACAAATGCGGATAATGAGGTATGGATCGGCACGTGGGGCAAGAACCCGAACTGGGGTGGCTGCTCTGTTTGGGTGTCTGATACGAATCAATACTACAAAAAGCTGGGCACCATCGACAACCGCGCCAGATATGGCACATTGACTAAGCCGCTGAACATTGAAGATACAGTCCTTGAAATGACGCTGAATCAAGGCAGCTTCACGTCCGTAGATACCCAGAGTGCTGAAAATGGTAATACCGTATTGTATGTAGGTGGGGAAGCCATGTCTTATACAAATGCAGAATTGCTTTCTGATGGTACATGGCGATTATCTGGGTTGGTAAGAGGACAGTTTGGAAGCGAAGCAGATTTCCATGCTAGAGGTTCCCAGATTATCCGATGTGATGAAACCTGCTTACGTTCTGGGTTGGCAAATAGGTATGTTGGGAAAACAATGTTTTTCAAGCTCACAGCATTTAACGTATTCGGTGGAATGGAGCAGAGCTTGGCAGATGTGCAAGCCTATGCTTTCAAGCCAGAATCGGTACAGATCCCGCCGCCTGATGTCGAGGTGCTGAATGTCGAGAAAATGTCTAGTTCCATTCGTCGGTATTGGTGGAAATACACCTACCCAGAGCCGAATGATATTGCAGGATTCATTCTGAAATACACACAAGGTAAGGAGCTCAACTGGGAAACTGGGATACCAGTACAAGAGGGACTGATAACCACACAACCATACGAAACACAGACTATTAGGCAGGGAACCCATGCGGTTATGATTAAAGCGGTAGACACCAACGGCAATGAGTCCAAAAACTTTGCCTATTGTCTGCTGGACATGGGAGACCTCCTGCAGGAAAACGTCCTCTATGATAAGGACTTTGGAGCGGCTAACTTTGCCGATGTCAAGAACAACGGTACTGTCCTGTCTGATGGCTACATTCACGCAGTCAACTCAGAAAAGATGTGGCATGAGGCAGGAAGAAAGTTCTGGAGCACGAAAGATGCCAAGATGTGGGACAGCTCCTTCCAGGCCTACGTTGCTAACTGCCAGTTCAAAGCTCCTGCAAGTGGCCAGTTCTGGTTGACCACAGACATCGAAGGGCCTGCGGCAGTCTACTACAGGCTGGCTCTCAGTGCATCCTTCTGGCCGGCTGCTAAGGCAGACGCCAGCTTCTGGAGCACCGGCAGGAAGGACGCCAATGTATGGGGTACTACCGCCGACCTATGGAAGCAGTGGTCCGACAAAGTTGAGATTCGTGCCGGAGATAACATCCAGATAAGGATCGAGGCTAAAAATAATTCGTATCAGGAAACAATTATTAAAGGCCTCCATGCCTACGTGGACGTGCCGGATAGGCAGGAACATTTTGAAGACCTGGAAGTACCCGCTGAAGGCATCGAGCTGCCTATCACGACTCCGTTTTACGAAACCACTTCCGTCCACGTTGACGCCATCCAGGATGATGATGCCGTGAGCGTAAAAGTTATCAGCAAGACGCCCTGTGTCATCGCCCTGCTTGACAGTAATGGCAGACAGGTGGCTGGAACCGTGGACATTACTTGGCAGGGATTTGTGAATGAACTTTTGGAGGGTTAAATGATAGACGTTAAAAAATTGCAAACACTTGACGGTATGCTTGATTACCCGGACCCCAATGATGCCAGCAAGGGTACAACAGAACAGCAATTCCAGGAATACCTGAAAAACCACTACGCCGTGATGTACTCCCTCGTGGCCATGTCACTCTGGCAGCCCGGCACGAACTATATCGTGGGGCAAGTGGTCCTGTCGCCTAATATGCCAGCCAACATAATAGCAAGAGTTACGGCGGCGGGCTCTTCCGGTGCCGCAGAGCCGGTGTGGGGGAACGTAGGAAGCACCATTTCCGACGGGACAGTGACTTATATCATGCTCCCCCGGACTATAGACTTTGCATCACAGGCGGAGGTAACCGCCGGAAAAGTAGACAATAAGATTGTCACACCGGCCATGCTGGGCCAGACCGTACAGGTAGACCTTGCAAGCACTAAAAGGGTAAACATCAATGGAGCGGACAAGTCAGTCACGCCGGGTGTTACGGGCATACTTCCAGTGGCCCACGGCGGCACAGGGTTGGACCATCTGCCGTACACGCCAAATGTAAATGGAAGCGCATGGGATGGTACACATTTCCCGGCCATCGGCTCCGATGGTGTAGCGGAAGTAGGCAGCATCCTCAACTTCCACGAAAAGAGTGCTGATACTTCCGATTATTCCCTCCGGCTTGCAAGTTCAGGCGGCAAGCTCATGGTCAACGGCACTGACATCATGAACTATATCGACAACGTCAAATCGCAGGCAGGCGTAGTCGCAGGCAACGTTTCCAACCCAAACAGCTGGTGGGTAAAGTTAGGTGGAACCATTCCGCTTATTATACAGGGTGGATATGAAACTGGTAAATCTGGAGCATGGGCAATAGCATTCCCTCATGCTCTGCTGGGTATATCAGGCGATTATTCAGGAACTGGCGGCGGTAAGATGGACTGGGGACCATCAATCAGTGGGAATACTACTAGCTGGAGCGCGTCTGGAGCTGGGTCTAATGTACGAGTTATCGCGATAGGCTATTAGACAGGGTGGATTTAGTTCATCGGGCAAATTCACTTACCCCATATCAATATCAACCTTCCTTACTGGGGGCACCACAACAAGGATGTCTTCACGAAATTATGACAGTGACTGGGGAGAAATACTAGGAACGCCCACATCATCGTATTTTCGCTTTCGCCAAAATAGTTACAGTGACGGGACATACTGTTGGCTTATCGGGCTATGAGGATAGCTGCTTATATGCCAAATGCCAGCCATGTTAGCCGTTTATCGGCTATATCGTAACCCGAATAATATATGAAAGATTGTGCAGCAAACGTCTTAATATGTTCGAGCCCACGGCCGCTCGGATTCTGATCGTTTACCACTGCAAGCCCAGCAATGCCTAATACCTTCGAAAACGAGATAGGATACTTGACCGTGATATCACTCCGTGAACCTACCCACGTATATCCACCCTGTATAAAAATGCCTTTACCTTAAGCTCCCCCGTCCCCGATTTTATCGGATATCGGTAAAACCATATCCGCCATTTGCCCTTACTTTTTCCAATTTTCTGGGTAGCATATCAGTATCCCAACTCTCTCCGCTTTTACCGCATATCTCAGACTATGTCCTCTGCCAGTTAGTAACAGGTAAGTATCACAGGGACTCGATAGCTTTTCTGAGCTGCCGGAGCGTCTTATGGGTGTACACGCCGTTGGTAACATCGGCCCTTGCATGGCCGAGTATCATCTTACGGGCATTGTCATTGACCTCTGCACCGTCCAATAGGGTAGCACAGGTATGGCGTGTGTCGTGCGGCTTGTGCTTCTCGCCGTGGACGAGCTTCATGATTCTCCTAAACGTCCTTGCGAAACGGCTATAGTCGTATGGCTTGCCGTCAACGTTCACAAGATAAGGCCCTTCTGAAGCAAGGCGTTTCTCAACCAAGGGCCATATAAGGTGGTGGATAGGGACAATGCGGATACCGGCGGCAGTCTTGGATTTAGTGACACGCAGAAACTTTTGGCGCTTGTTGATATCTGATTTCAGAAGTGCCCGGAGTTCACCGTTGCGAAGCCCCGTGTAGATAAGGATAAGCACTAAGTCAACGTCCGGCGCTGTATCAGCCAATTTCCATAACTGATTGATTTTCCGCCTGCTTATGGCGTGATGGGGATTCACGGGTCTGTTACGGCCGATGTGGATAAGGCCGGAGAAGTCACGGTTAGTGTATTCCATCTTCCGTGCATAGGCGAAAGTTAAAGAAAGCAGATTCCTTACCTTTTTCTTGGATGCATAAGACAGGCCCTGCATGGCGTCAATGACGGTCTGTAAATCTTTGTATCTTATGCTCTCAACTGGCATGTCGTAGAGTGATGAACAGTGCTTGTATGCTGATTCATAGCCCTTAACAGTGGATTCTGAGACACGAAAGTATTCCACATGCTTCGGTTTCCACCTCAAGTACAACTCAGCGAAAGTGATTTTTGAAAGGCGGTGCCTGTCATGAGCCTTATTCCAATCGACTTGAAACGCAAGGGCTTCCAGCTTAGTAGGGAAGTAGCCTTTTGCCCTCTGCTTTCCATGCTCAGTGACTACAAACACCCAAGGATTCCTCCTTGACCCGCTTAAATGTTTGATACACCCATAACCGTTTGGATTTTTCATAAATATCAGCTCCCTTTCTGGGAGCTATTTTAGTATAGGAGATTAAAGAAATGGACAGTACAGATGCCACCCTTCATTACCTGTCAATCTATAACAACGACACCGGCGAACGTGAAACGTCTTACGTTGTAGGGATTCACGGAAACAGCATGGACGAATTAAAAGCCCTTGCCAAGCAGAACTACCCACATGGTATAGCCATTGAGCAGGGTGGGGCAGAATGGAATAACGCCGTGCAGAATGATCTTATCTACAGCGCAGGACAACTTGTTCAGCGGCCGGCGCCGACGGAAGAGGAACTAAGGGAACAGAAACTTACAGCACTGGATTCTGAATATAGCCAGAAGATTTCCGACGTAGAAACTGAAATGGCTAAGGCAAATGCCATCGGGGATGCGGATTACCTTGCCGAGCTTAAAGAAGAGCGTGAGTCCCTAGTAACTGAGTACACAACAAAGAGAGGGGAGATTTAACCATGGAAAGATGTTTCTTGTGCCATCGGAAGATGGACGAAAAGACAGGCCTCTGTACGAATCCCAAGTGCGTGAGAAGTAAGCCTTTGCCAGAAAAGAAGGAAGAGAAGAAGGATGGTGAGAAGGAATGACCATTGAAAAATGCAAGGACTTTGTGAAGGACGGCTATGGGACATGGGACGATACGTCCAAGCCGACTACCTATGCCAACATGTACGACTTCATGAAAAACCAGAACAATGTAGTCATGAATCTTGCCAGTGGCATTTGGCAGCCGTCAACGTCCTACACCGTCGGCGCCATCATCAGAAGCCCGAGCCTTCCTGCCGGATGCGTTGCCACATGCACCACCGCTGGCACCAGCGGAACCACTGAACCAAAATGGACTGCCTACGGCACGACTGTGACCGACGGTTCTTGTAAGTGGAAAGTTAATACCGACTCCCAAGACACTATGGTTAGCGAAAGAAACAAAGCCATTGGCGACATGCACACCGCTATAACGAAGGAAACGGCAAGTGCCATTAAGTCTGCGGTTGATGCGGCAGTGGCAAGCGTCACGAAAACGCTTTCGGATAACATGCATGCCCAGTATCCAGTGGGAAGTTATATCTATTCAGATAAAGCAGATAACCCTGCCACTTACCTGCCTTATATGAGTGATACAACGTGGGTACAGACAGCGGCAGGGCGTGTGCTCATCGGCGCCGGTACTGCTGACAGTGGAACAGTCTATAATGCTGGGGACACCGGCGGCGAAGAAAAACACAAATTATCCGTTGAGGAATTGGCAGAGCACGAACACGAATCTTATGGATTACTGCCAAGAATTGATGACCCAACTGATACACATGAACACATATATGGGCATACGAGCGGTGGTAGTTGGACATTCTTCAGCTGTGTGAAAGCAGTCAAGCCGTGCGGTGGCAGTAAGGCGCACAACAATATGGAACCGTATACCGTTGTATACATCTTCAAGCGTTCCTCCTAAAAATATAAACGATTTTGTAAGGTTCCATGTTGTTATGAGGTTGGTCGCCTCCTGTTGGGTAGACTGTATCTTCACAAACACGCCCGGTGTATGGGGTTCCATCAGTGTTCAACGAATGATCATAGTTAAAAACGTATCTCTGTGGATTGACAGTTATTTCTAACGGCCATCCACTATATCCACCTATATAAAATGGGTGCGCATGGCTTGCTAATTCCTCAACGGTCATCGGGTACGGTTCCAGATGTAGACTGCTAAGTAGGGCATTCTATTTTCATGGGGGACATTTCCTCCTGTAGAGGTAGTCGTACGAGTATCAACTCTGCAGGCGCCCTTTCGTGTGTCTGGATTAATGCAACTATTATCACTTGTGTCTATCCGATCAAACATTATAGGTGCCGTGGCAAAATTATGGGAATGCGCTGCTAGTTCCTCAACGGTCAAGACCTACGCTTCCAGATGTAGACCACGGAATATGGCATCCTATTTTCGTGGGGAATATCTGAGCCGAATGAAATAGTGAACGAGCCATAAATGCCATTATTCGAGCCACTACTTTTCCCACCATTTGCTGAAACACACCCAGCTACTCTAAAACTATCTGGAACTGCCGAATCCCAGGAACCCTGAACATGCGGCAATTCCTCAACGGCTATCTCAGCCTACGGAAGATATAAACAGACTTATAGGGCTGCATGTTATTGTGCGGCAAGTCACTGCCGGTTTTATCTGTCACGTCGTTTGCTGGATTATATCCATCGCCCGCCGCAGATTGAAGGTTACCACCTACAGCCATGGCGTGCCAATGTATGCCGTGTATATGGGCTGGCATTTCCTCAACGGGTAAATACCGTGCTGTGTCATTTCCCCTTTGGTTCTTTAAGAAAGGAGGTGATTTCTATGTATATCAAATACCTCATTTTTTCCATCCTTCAGTTACTGTGCATGGGGCTCTGTTATCTTACCAATCCTATCGTAGTCCTTTTTGCCGATGATGAAGGCGAGTTACCAGCCTTCCTAAAACTCTGGCAGACGTGGGACAGTGCCTTGGACAACAGACAGTATGTATTGTATGACTGCCCAAAGTGGCTATCCTATGACTTTGATGAGTACTATGACACTGCCGTTATGACCATAGGGCACGGGCGGTCAAAGAAAATTGTCATAGCGAAAAATCCGTTTCCAAAACGTCTCTGGCTAAAGCATTATCTTAACCGTGTTTTCTGGCTTTACCGCAACACGGGATACGGGTTTGCCTTCTACCTCTTCGGGGTAGATACCAAGCCGGAGACTATCCGCCGGAGCAGATTACACTGGATAATGTGTTTATCGTTTGGTTCTGCAAGACACTTCAGAATTGGAAAGCATTGGTTTCCACTACTCTCCCCGACGGGATGTATTATGAAGTTACCTATAACGGCGATAAGAAAGAAGTATACCTTGACGCATACAAGAAGTTTGAGAATCGGAAGATTGATAAATTTCCGAATTGATTGAGTTAATTCCAATAATATTCGTCAAACAGAGGTGAATATGGACATTCTTTCAATCGCCACATCTGTGGCTTACCAAGGCTCATACGCTGTGCTTTCCTTCTTTATCGGCTACCTTTTAAACAAAGAACGTGGCAACAAGAAAAAGCGGGAAAGCACGGAGTGTGGGATAAGGGCTCTTCTCAAGATTGAATTGCGTCGCATTCATGAGAAGGGGCAGTCTGAACACAGGATTTCTTACGCCGATGAAGCCAGCGCAGAGGAAATCTATAGTACTTATCACGCACTCGGCGGAAACGGCCAAGGGACCTCAATGATTCAAGACATTAGAAAGCTCCCGAAAGCGTAGGTGACTATGATGAAATATCTGAAAATGCTGATGTATGAGAACAACGAACTATCCCTCACGAGGGCGCTTGCCATTGTGGGGTGGATTGCCTTCCTGGCGGTGTCGGTATACCTTGTCATGGAGCACCAATACTGGCAGAACTATGATACCTTTGCAAGTATCACGGGCGGCGGGGGCGGTGCCATACAGGTAGTCAATAAACTTATCAATTCAAAGTATAATTCCGTTCCAGGTAGTTATCAGCAGAGGGGAGTAACGCATAATGACAATGGATGATTTCAGAGAAATTTTAAAAGAGGCAAGACCTTCTTTTTATCAGTATCCGGAGCCCGTGAGAGTCTATCTCCACTGGACAGCTGGTCACTACTACACCAGCTTTCCGGAGTATCATATCTGTATTGACGCTGACGGGGAGATCATCGAATCCCTGCCTTTGACTGAAATCCCACAGGCCACATGGCACAGGAACTCCGGGAGTATTGCGATTGCTCTCTGCTGCGGAGCCGGGGCAACGGCCTATAAAGGAGACCCTTATGAGGTAGACCTTGGCGAAGAACCGCCAACAGATGCACAGATTGAAACGCTGGCGCAGGTCATGGCGGGCATCGCTGACGTGTTTGACATCCCGGTCGATGTAGACCATTTCATGACACACGCGGAGGCAGCAGATCTGGATGGGTACGGACCCGCGACGACCTGCGAGAGATGGGACCTCGCCGTTCTGTCCGAAGGTGATGAATGGATGAGCGGAGGGGACACCCTCCGCGGGAAAGCAATCTTTTACCAGAACCAAGGGCTATAGGAGGAAACATGAATGAAAATACTAAAAAAATACTTACTGCCGTTGCTGCTGGCGTGCTTCTTGTGGCTAGCTGCTGGTTCTACTTCGCGGGCCGAGGGGATGTATCAGATATCGGAAAGCGAGCTGACGAGACTCGAAGTGAACTTGAATCAGCTCGAGAAGAACAACGAGACCAAGCAGCAGCTCTTGACCGAGCAGAAAACGCAGCTGACAGAAGCCAATCAGCAATTAGAGACAGTGAAGAAAGAACTGATCGCGTCCAAGAACTTGAACGAAGCGACGCAGAAATCATTAGAGAGAGCCAATCAATCCTTGAAGCAGTTCGAGGACGAGGCAAAAAGGAAAATTAGAGTAAAGACCCGCCAGCGCAATCTGTGGATTGCTATTTCCGGCGGGCTTTTGTATGCATTGAGTAAAAAGTAGGTGAGCGCATGATCGATCTTTATCAAGGTGACTGCTTAGATCAGATGGACAAGGTCCCGGATCATACCGTGGATATGATCTTTACCGATTTACCATATGGGACAACTCATAATGTATGGGATGTGCCGATCCCTCTTGATGCATTGTGGACGCAATATCGGCGAGTGCTGAAGCCGGGCGGTGCGGTACTGCTCTTCACACAGATGCCCTTCGGCGCTGATCTCATAAACAGCAATCGAAAGTGGTATCGTTATGAGTGGATCTGGCATAAGACGATGCCGGTCGGGTTCTTGAATGCTAACAGAATGCCGCTCCGAACGCACGAAAATATCCTCGTCTTTTACGAGCGCCTGCCGACGTATCATCCGCAGAAAACGCCGGGGAAGCCCTACACTGCAAAGAGAAGCGCACGACCTACTCGCAATTATGGGCGCTTCGACCGGGCAACGACAATAAACGACGACGGGATGCGATGCCCGCGCGATGTGCTGACATTTTCAAACGGCAACAATGCGAGCAAGATCCACCCGACCGAGAAGCCGGTGGATTTACTGGAGTACATGATCCGGACGTACACTGACGAGGGCGATATCGTACTGGACTCGTGCATGGGGAGCGGTTCCTGCGGCGTCGCTTGCCAGCACCTTGGGCGCAACTTTATCGGCATTGAGAAAGACACGGTATATTTTGAAGCCGCAAAGAAACGGATCGAGGAAGCCGCGAAGCGATAAAAAAAAAAGACGTCTTGATTTAGTACATTGTTAAATCAAGACGTCTTTTTTTATTTTGCAAAAATGCTGAAAAGTACGATAAAATCGAAGGGAAATTGAGGATTTTACTTGACTGTATAACCTAGATAGGTTATAATATAGATATAAGGAAGGAGGTGAAAACATGAAAATGAATAAAGAAAAAATAAGCTTGGCCACGGCGATAATTAGCTTAGCGGCAGCAATCATCAACATGGTGACAAGCTTATTCAAAGGGGATTGATCCCTGAGAGGAAGGAAAGCCCCTCAAGCAGAGGGGCAACCCTCCTTCTTTATTCATTATATCATGGGAGCTATGAACATTCAAAAAGCAGCATTTATTATTTCGATCATCGCATTCATTCTTTCCATCATTAACTTGATTTTGGTTATTCGCTAGGAGATAGCATTATGAAGCATGAATTTACCGACATCATGACCGTAGGAGAAGCTGCTGAAAAATGGGGGAAATCCCCGATTTCTGTAAAGCACCTCTGCACCGGAATTCAAGGGCGCCCCCCGCGCCTTACCACCGAAGAATGCCGGAAATCAGGGAATGCATGGCTGGTAACGAAGGCGGGCATGGAGCGCCTGTATGGGCCGGGAAAAGAAGGCAAGGAGTAAGGGCAGTAACAGGGTGGCAGTGGGTAGCAATAGGGTAGCAATGAACCCTATTTTTGCGGAAAGTTATCGAGCGTATAGCAGATAAGGAAACATAGATAAAATGGACTATGCGAGCGATAAGCACTGGGAAAATACAGAAATTGACCGTATTTGTCGAAGGTAAGAAATAGAACTCGTCAAAAGCACGAAAAAGGAGCTGTGAAGAAATGAGGATTCATTTCTTCACAGCTCCTTTTTACTTTGCTTTCATTTGGTTGAGGGTTGAGGGCTCTCGTGGCGGCTTCGCCGCCTTTTTTTAGAAGATGGTATTCCCCTCTAGGGGAAGGTGCCCGAAAGGGGCGGATAGGGTGACTATGGCATGAAAGACAGCTGGGATAAGGTTTTCCCGGTCACTCCTAGGAGAGCTGCAAGTCCCCCGCGGCAGATGGAACGCGAAAATGAGATGATCGTTATTTCACATCGCCTTTTTGCATGCAGCGACCGTGCGGCAACATGCTTTATGGGGGACTGGGTTTTCCCTTTAGCCTGCATCACTTATAGGACCTGCGGGATTCATCAGATCAGTTTTCTGAAATACGGGATCTTCTTGATTCCCCACGTCAGCACCACACCGAGTGCGTAGGCAAGAGTGATCCAGATGACGGCATCGAAGAAGGGGAAGCGGTAGAGATAGACCAGAAGAACGCGGGAGAGGATGATGTGTGTGAGATTTCTTGTGATCTCTTCGAAGAGCATGACACCGAAGGAGATGCCTCCGAGGAAGACGAGGCGGCGCGACCAAGCATCGGAGATGTGGTGGGTCATGAAGTACCAGCGGGTGAGGCAAAAGACGAAGGCGGTATTCAGAAAGAGGAAGGAGTCGTAGAAGCGCTCGGAGATGGCTTCCGTCATGCCGCCGGCGCATACGCCGTGGTAGTAGGTCATGAAGCCGGCTATGGCGGTGCCGATGATGGCGATAAGCCCTAGTCTTGCAAGATTTCTCTTCGTCAGCCATGTGTCAGGGAGTACATGCTCGATCCAGTAGCCCATGAGGAAGTAGAAGGACGGCTCGCTGATCGCGAGGAGAGGGTTTATAAAGTAGTTCATCTCCGCACCGCCCTTGAAAATGAGAAAGGAAATGACAGGCACGCAGCCAACGAAGAAAAGATTGAGCCCGATGAGGTAGAGATAGAGATCCTCCGTCATGGCCTTCACCAGTTTTCTCCAGATGGGGAGCATCAGGAGAAAGCCAATATATATGTATAAGAAATAATAAGCGGTTGCCATCTGCGAGGAGTAGAGCATCGTGAAGAATTTCAAGATGTGACCGGGGATGGTGAGGGGGAGATTGTGGTAGAACCAGACATAGTTGATGAGAGAGAAGACAAAGATGACCTGAAGGAAGCGCCAGATGCGTTTCTTGAAGATGGTGGAGATCGGCTCTTCGCGTCCCAGGAGCAGTGCGCCCGAGATCATGAAAAAGATAGGCACCGCGGTCTTTACCCAGAAGGGGACGGCGAGGTAGAAAGGATAAAAGAGCGACTCGGGGCGGTGAATGAAAATAGAGAAACCTTCGGTCGCACTATGGGTGAACATGACAAGCCAGATGCAGAGGAAGCGCAAAAATTCGATGTGGAGTAGCTTCTTTTTGGCGGGCTTGGACGTCGGTGTGGGGGTATCATTTGTCATGGGAAAACCTTCTTTGCTAATATATTTGCGGCTTAATCATACCATGAATGGGGAGGAGGGGAAAGGGCTTTGGGGGCAGGACTTGTAAGTCGGCTTCCTATGAACGAATGGCTTCCCCATGCCGTAAGCCCCATTTCTCTTTCCAAATCTATGCCCGTGTGTTATAATTTCTTTCTTTTTTGTGGCGTCCGCGGGTGTTTTATCCGTTCCGTCCGTGTTTGTTTTTGGGGCGGTGTCGCCTATGTTTTTAGCATATGCGACGCCCGCCGCCGTTCTATACGTGCCTTCCCTGTCCAATGAGAAACGGGTAAAGAGTGGGGTAAAAAGTGGGGTAAAAGTGGGGTAAAAGTGGGATAGCCCGGAAGTGATTTGGCGCCCCGTATCCATCGCCATTTTCACGCCTGTGCCCCCGAAACAATAACAGGCAATCAAAAAGCACCAGGGGGCGCGCCCTCTAGTGCTTTTTTGTTATTCGTCGTCATCTGCGTCGCCATTGTCTCGAATGGCTCGAACGTATCCGGCGGCGTATGCCTGTTTCAAGGCCGTTGCAACGGTATCAAATACCGCTAGCCATGTTTTGTTTTCACTGTCCGTTTCATCGCCTCCCTGTGTCTGATGGGCGGCCGCTATGATTTCGTCAACATTGGCGACGGTTTCCAGTTCGCCCGACTGCCGTCAATCATTTATGGCGCTATTCAGTTGCCCCATCACTAGCCCAGCGCGGTAAATGTCTAATGCCGTGGGGATTAGGAAGGAATCACCGCCCATTAGAGTTGCTAGGCCGCGCGTCTTGATAAATACATTTGCCACCGTTCTATCATCGTTGTTCATGCAAACATTATCAACGGCGTGTAATACGCCATTGGCGACTTCTTCCCTAATTGCTTTGTCGTTTCTCATGCTGATCCCTCGCTATCCTACACACATTTTCAAATCATTCATGGCCGCTTTCTTCTGCTCATCGTAGATATGGCCGTATAAATCGGCCGTCATTGCATAGGAACTATGGCCTAATAGCTCTTTCAACACATTCAAAGGAACGCCATCCATGGCCGCTTTACTGGCGAATGTGTCCCTAAAGGCATGTGCAGAAAAATGACGAATCGGGGCGGCCTGTCCCGTCGTGCTTTTCTCGCTCGACTTTTTTTTAATTCCTTGCAAAATGCGGTATATTGTACCATTGAAAATTTCCGCGCTCGCATGTTGCCCACCACTTGCGGGGAATACAAGGGCGGCGGGGTTGAATTGAACGCCGAAAAGGGCGGCATTTTGCGCCCGTTGTTCTGTCAGTATACAGGATATTTCCGCATTGATGGGAATATCGCGGCGGCTTCTCTTGGTTTTCGTCTGATTGCCTATGACCTTTTTCCCCGTTTTGTCTCGCGTGATTGTTCGCCGGATATGAATTACGCCGCATTTTCCGTCAATATCGCCCCATGCAAGGGCGGCGCACTCACCCGCCCGCACGCCAGTAGCTAGCATGAACTCGAAAGCATGGAAGTATTGGCTATTGCCCGCCACCCGCATAAACGCGCCAATCTCTGCGTCCGTCAATGCTCTATGAATGGTTTCCCTTGCGGGCACCTTCTCTTCTTCCTTGATTGCGGGTATTTTCCGTACTATGTTGTCACTAATGATTTCATCGTACACCGCCGATTGAAACACCTGTGCTAACAGGGCTCGGCAAGTGTTTGATGTTCGCACGCTCGACTTCTTCGCAATATTAGAAAGGGCGGCTATCAACTGGCGCCGCTCTATCGTCGATACTTTAAACCTTCCTAACGGGCGGCGTAAATGGTTTTTGAACTGTAGCGCATAATAATAGGCGGTACAGGTAGAAACGGTGCTCGCTTTGTGCGCTATCCATTCATCAAAATACTGTGCAAGCGTGATACTGGCGTTTCGGGTGTATATGCCCGCCTGTATCGCCACCCTTTTTTCCGTTTCCTTCTGTGTAACTTCCTTGATAGACTTCCCATAGACGGAATACCTCGCACCGTTTAATGTGAATCGTTTTTCATATCTTCCCGATTTAGCCATGCGCACGCCCGCCGGAAGTGCTTTTTTCTTTGTGGTAGCTCTCTCTTTCGTTACCATGTTTAGCCCCCTTTAGTGTCTAACAGAATGACCATATCAAGCCATTTTTGGATAACCTGCGAACGGGATAGGCCTTTTATTTCGCCGTACCTGTCTAGCTTGACGATTTCGCCAGGCGTCAAGCGTATGGATATAACCGCCGAATGTCTAGCGGTGTCCTCGACTGGCGGCCGTCCCCGTTTTCGTGTCTCTTCTGCCATGTGTTCACCTCGCTTTCATGTGAACCCCGCCGCGCTCATGCCCCCCCTTCCGCTAACCTAATGCGGCGGTATCTTATTTAATTGTATTCGGTTAATATAATTTGTCAATGGTATTGCCGCATTTAAGCGACCTATGCCAACTACTTTTATTAGACTAGATAATGCCAAGTTATCTAATCTAATACGGTATAAATAGCCAAAATCAACGCATAAAAATATAAAATTTGTCCCGATCGGGCGGCCTGTTTATGCATAAAAAAATTGACCAGTGATATTTTTCCACTTATGCATAACAGGATAGGGGAATGGAAACGACCGTTTAACTTTCTTTGAGGGGCGTTTAGTAGGAAGTGGACGCCGCCAGGAAGGCCATGACGCCGCCGCCCATTGGCAAGGGGCAATGGATAAGTGGCGGCCATTTCGTTGGCCTGTCCCCGCGCCCCATGCTATAATGATCGTGGCTCTCTTTTTCGTAAAGAGTAGCCCCCTAAAAAACGGTCTACCATTTCGCCATGGTAGGCCGTTTTTGTTGCCTGCGTTTAGGAAGTTTATGGCATGGCGGCCGCCGTGGAAGTTCTCACTCGCCGCCAGGGGTGTTCCATTCCTCGAACTTCTTAGAAAATGCTTTCACACCCCTGGCAATAATAGCTCGGATATAACCGGGACTATAGTGGTAACGGGTGGCCATGTCGCGGGGATCGCCGTTGAATAGGTAATATTCGGTCATAAAGGCTAGCCCGCACGGTTCGTCGGGTATCTCGTTAATCACTTCGTACACCGTCAGCTCGTCCGTGATATAGCTCAAATATGCCCGCCCTATTTCCTGCGCGTACCATGCCAATCGTTCTGCGTGGCGCTCTATCTCATCATCAAGGGTAGAAACGCGCCCGCCGGAAACACGCGCCCGCCCGTAGTCCATCCCGTGTAAATACTGGCGGGCGTTCTCTTCTTCCCGGTATCGCCTTTTCATTTCTTCCAGTTTTTGCCTTTTCCGTCTGATGGACTGTAAAAATGATATGCCCTTCACTGTCTTTTGCTCCCGTCATATTTTTTCGGAGATATTTTTGGGGAAAAACGCCTATTTTCGCTCTACAGGCGTTCACATGCCCATGTGTGATAAATCACTCAAATGGAGCACGCGAACGCCTGTAAACGAAAGCCAGGGTATCCTATGTTGATTTTGCGCGCCTCTTCATGCCTTCAATGACACTACGTCTAAAACCTCGACTTTTCCCATGGGAATTACGCCATGCCCCGCCGTGTACATCACGGGGCGCATAACGTCGATCAGTGCGTCATCCTTTGGGCGGGGAAGTCTGATAAGGTTTACCCCGTTCACCTTGATTAAGAAATACCGTTTCCATCCTTCGTTCATGGCCTCGCCGTTAAACGCCGCTTCCTGTAAGTGCTTAAACAGTACAATTCCACCAACCCATTCTCCCATCAATGGTTTGAATGAGGTATTATCACCCAACCACTCGCCCATTTTACAAATATTCAATGCCGCTTCATTCGTTGGATACCAAAAAACGCCTGTAGTCTCTTTTGCTTCTAATTCATATACCCCAAATTTTTCTTTCATTGTATTTTTCCTTTCTCTAGTATCTATTCTCTATTGTCTGCCGTCACTTTATTCGTCACATCTGTGTCACAATGTTTTTTGCCCCCCTTGTGGTAAATCGTTGATATGGAGACATGGTATATATAAATCTAGGGGGGTATTTTACCCCCTACCGAACAACAATTTGCCAAAATCGAACTCACGCTAGATATTATCGAACGCCGCGCCCATTTTGGGGTAGGGGGTGTTTTACCCCCTACTTTAGCGGTGGGGTAGGGGGTATTTTACCCCCTACCCAAAGTAATTCGCGTTTTAGGTTTCCGGCGGCGATATACCCCCGTACTCTTTCCATCGTTCCGACATTTTATAGACGGACTTCTCGCCATTCTTTCCTGCTAAAACAATGTCAAGTAGCCCGACCTCGACTAGCTTTTTCACGTCATCGCGAAAGGCGGCCGCTCCGCTCTTGCTTTTTGTTTTGCTATAAAGCCCGGCACTAATGACTAATGCCGCATTTAAGAAAAAGCAGTCGTACGATATTTGTGGCGCGTCTGGCCATCGTTTCGCCGGGATCGACGTTGCGCCATGTTGCTTCATACTACTTCTTGCAATGGAGAAAAAGCGCCGTTGTATGGCAAACAGGTATAGGCGTATTTGGCGGCCACTCAGTTCTTTAAAGGCGGGTGCTTTCATTATGTCGTAAGCAATTATAAGAAAGTTTGCGTCTCTCGTCTTTGCCTGCCAGGGTTCAAGCCCTCGACGCCGCGCCATTGCCGCCCGCCTTCTTTCCGTCGATTTCCTTGCACGCCCGCCGGAATACCCGCACCGCAATAGCCCTACTAACGAATGTTTTTTCCAATCTGTTTTTCTGCTCGATGATTTCCCCATCATTGGCGGGCAAATAGTAGCCGCCAGTAGGAGCGGAACAAATAAGGCGGCCGCCCTCTCTCTCACTGGCCGCCAGTTTCACCAATTCCCTTTTGCCAATGTCCAGTGCGGTCATGATTTCCTTTGAACTGGCGGCGCGCTTTCTGCCTACGGCGCCCGTTTCTCGCAAGTATTCGTAAAGCATAGTAGCCCCCCTGCTATTCTTTCTCGCCCATTTTGTCGATAGCCGTGTCAATAACATTTTTATCAAAGAGAGTGCGCGCGCCGATATGACGCACCGCGCCAATCTTATCGCACCAGGCGCGGGCGGCGGTCTTACCCATTCCCGTATAAAGCAACAT